ACGCCGACGCCGCCGCCCACGCCGCCCACGCCGCCCACGCCGCCCACGCCGCCCACGCCGAGCACGCCGAGCACGCCGAGCACGCCCTCGCCATCAGAGACGCAGTTCGTCGACTCGGGTGGGGGGAGTGACTCACACCCCGCATGCATGGCAACTCGCCGCAGCCGAGGCGTACCAACACCTCGGCGGGGTGGTGGTCGGGCTTCCTCCCGGCGCTGGGAAGTCGTATGCCGCTGCGCTGATAGCGCGGGAGTGCCCGCGGCCGCTGGTGATAGCCCCGGCGGCCGTAATCCCGCAAACTCGGGCGATGTTCGAGGCTTACGGGGTGGCAACCGCGGATGCTCGGCACTGCGCGCCGGCCGGGCGCGTAGCCCCCGTGACTAAAGCCGCGTTCGCCTCCTACACCTGGCTCCAACGCGCCGAACAGGCGGACTTCTTTGAACGTTTCGCCCCTACCGACATACTGATGGACGAGTTCCACGAGGTGCGGAACGTCGGACGCAACTCCGCCGCGAAGCGCCTAGAACGGTACCTAATAGCCCACCCCGCCGTGCGGGTGGGGGTGTTCTCGGCGTCGCTCGTGACCGACCGTCTACGGGACTGGGCCCACGGTTTCACGTGGGCTCTCCGCGGCGGCGCGCGGGCGGCGGGCATCCCGCCAACACGGTTCGGGGTGGAGGCGCTGGAGGAGCGGTACTCGGAGGACCCCGAGAGCTATCGCGCGTTCTTGGTGCGGCTCGGGGCCACGCCGGGGGTGTTCTTGGAGGTCGACGGCTTGCCCGGATATACCGGCGACGTGCGTGTATCCCTCATCGAACGCGAGCCGGCGCTAACTCTCCCCGCGGATTGGTCGTTGCCGGACGGGTACCTGCTAACCTCCCCCGCGGAGGCGTCGTGGGTCGCGAAGGCCCTCGCGTGGGGGTGGTGGCCTAAGCGGACGCCGCGCCCGTCGGAAGCGTACCTCGAAGCGAGACGCGCGTGGTCGCGCGTGGTGCAATCCGTCGTCGCGACGGGCGCCGCGGATACCGAGTCACAAGTCCGCGCGCTGCGACCTGAGGCGTACGCGGCATGGTGGGCGGTGGCGTCCGCGGAGCCCGAAGGCAGCGAAGAGGTGGTGTGGGCCGAGGACCAGTACCTAAAAGGCTTTCTCGCCTCACAGACCTTCGCCCGGCCCACCATCGTGTGGGCCTACTCGCGCGCGTTACAAGCCCGCGTCGCGGCGTTACTCGCGTGCCCCCACCACGGTCCCGGTGGTATCGACCAAGACGGCGTGCGCCTAGACGAAACCCGCGCGCCGTTGGTGGTGGCGTCTATCGAGGCGTGTCACGCGGGCTGGAACGCTCAGCACTTCGCGCACTCGCTGGTGCTTGACCCCCCCTCCGACCCCGAAGTGTGGCGCCAGCTCATCGGGCGCACCGCGCGTCAGGGCCAAACTTCTCCGGTGGTGACCGTGGAAGTGGTTGTGAATTGCGCGGCGTCGCGCCAATCGTTGCGAACCGCAATCGAACGTGCTAAAGCAGTTGGGAAACCTAACCCCATATTGCAACTCGATGGCCGGGTATGAGCACGTCTGAGTACCAGAAAGCCTGGAACATCAGAAACGCCGAATGGCGTAAGGAGTACCAGCGTGCCTACTATCAGGCACACAAGGCCGAAGTACTCGCGCGGTCGACCGCACAACGCCTGGCCAATCCGGAGAAGGCGGCCGAGCGCAGCAGGAAGCACTATCGGCGTAAGGCGGGTATCATCGGTGCAACGGCCGAACGTCGGTATGGCCCTTGTGAGATTTGTGGTCGAGAATGTTCGTTGAACCTTGACCATGACCACGCAACAGGTAGAATACGTGGGTGGCTGTGCCCAGGATGCAATACGGCCCTAGGCCGGCTAGGTGATACGGTAGCCGGCCTGGAACGCGCACTGGCGTATCTAAAGAAAGAAGCACAATGAGCACATCAATCGTAACCACCAAGATTTCCAAGGACGATGCCTCGGTGTTGGCCGCATCGGATGACCGGGAACTGCTTAGCCAGGGCCTGGATGATTTTCTCCCGTATGACCTGGAGTTCGATGCTTTGGTCGAGATACAAGAGGTACGCGCAAGAAAAAACTTCGATAATCAAGGCGTGTTCGTCAAGCTCACTGTGCGCGAATCCTCGGCGCCGCGCGAAGTCCAACCGAACAAGACCTACGCGCTCGCGTTCTTTGACAAGTCCAAGGTCGTGCCCGAGTTCGTCATCACCAAGATGCTCCAGTCCCGCCGCGCGTTCGCGGCTGCCATCGCGGGCGTTGCTAACTCGGACGACTTCAAGGCCGCGCCGGTGTTGTTGCAGCTCCACCAGGAGGTCGAACCGCTCGGCATCAAGATGCGTCTTCGCAACCAGTACGTGAAGACCACCCGCACGGGCAAGAAAATCCACGAGTTGGCGTTCGAGCTGGTGCCCGAATAACCCCGAACCCGCGCGTCGATATCACGCGGTGGACGAGCCTTTAGTGCTTCTGTGGTCATCAGTGAAAAGACCGACGCGCGGGGATGGTCCTACGGGGCCCCCTTCTGCGCGTCGGAGTCCCGGACTAGAGCCGGCCTAGCAACCTTCGGCGCGCGGAGCGGGGCCAAGTAGACCTTGAATAGAAAGAGGAGACTAAAACCATGAACCAGAAGCTAACCCTCGCCTACTTGCGTACGTCGGTGCTGGAATTGTGTTACGACGACGCGCGGCTCCAAACCCTCCTCGACCGCGCTTCCACCGAGGGCGTACTCCCCGTGCTGTTGTCCCTTCCGCCCAGCGACGCGCGGCGAGTGGTGGCGGGGCTGCTACCGCGGACGGAGCTCGTAGAGTGGGCTGCGTGGTCTGCGCGTCGAGCGAAGGAGTACGCCGCCTACGCCTACGCCGACGCCGCCTACGCCTACGCCGACGCCGCCTACGCCTACGCCGACGCGGAGCACGCCCTGGCCATCCGAGACGCGGTTCGCCGGCTAGGGTGGGGGGCGTAAGGCCGTGCCGTGCCGAATTTGGGTGGACCTGGAAACCACCGGCCTAGAACTCCTAGCCGGTGAAATACTCGAAATCGCGGTCGTGGCTACGGAACCCACCGCACCGGGGTACGTAGAGGTCGCGTCGAAGACGTGGGTCGTGCGTCCTTACGGGACGCGATGGCTGGACGAGCTCGACCCGCGCGTGCGGGAGATGCACACCGCCAACGGGCTGCTCGTCGACGTGGCTGAGCGCGGGGTGTCTCTCACCGACGCCGAAAACGCGCTGCTCGGGTTCTTGCGGTACTACGGCAACCCCGCTCCAGGCCGCGAACCGATAGCCGGGTCGTCGCCGCACTTCGATGCGGCGTGGTTGGCGGTGCACTGCCCGCGAGCGCGGGCGTATTTCAACCATCGCACGTTCTGCGCGTCAGGATTGAAGCGGTTCGCCGAGGACCTCGGGCACACCATCCCCCCCGGCGACCCCGCCCACCGGGCGCTCGCAGACGTGCGGTCCGCTATCGAGCTAGCCCGGAAGGTGGCGCGTGCGATATCTGGGTTGTGACTCCGAGACCGTTCCATTCTCCCCAGGTAACCAGGCCCCGGCGTTAGTCACCTACCAGTACGCCGTGGTCGGCGAAGAGCCCCGCCTCGTAACCCGCCGGAGCGGCGCGGTCGCGGTCATCCGCGAGCACCTCGTAGACCCCGAGACGACGCTCGTACTCCACCATGCCGCGTACGACGCGGCGGTATGGTGTCGCGAGGGATTGACCGAGGAGGTATTCGCGGCTCTCCGCGCGGGTCGGGTGCTGTGCACGTACGTGTACCAGCGCCTCGGAGAGGTTGCCGGGTTTTGCCCGCGTGGCGACGGGAAGCTCGGGGCGGTGTGCGAAGCCCACGGTATTCCTGCGCCGGCCTTGAAAGATGCGGGACTTGCCACCGAGTTCGGCCAATTCCTCGACGCGGAGGAAATACCCGAGCCACACCTCTCGTACGCGCTTGGGGATTGCGTGGTGGCGCGGTTGTTCCAGCGTCAGCTCCGTAGGTTCGGGCGTGACGTTCCGCTCGCCGCGCTCCAGCGCCTCACATACCGGTCAGTGTGTTTGCAACTCTCCGCGGTGTGGGGGTTGCCCGTGGACCAACGCGCCGCCGACGCCCTCGAAGCCACGGCCGCTGCGGAGCTCGAACGACTCACCCCCGCGGCCGCGGAGGCGGGGATTCTGGAATGGCGCGCATGCACTCGCGGTGGCCAGCGGACGATGGGGTGGGTGAAGAACCAGAAACTCCTCCGGGCCAAAGTCTTTGAGGCCTACGATGGTCATCCGCCGATGACTCAGCAGACCACCTCCCAAGTCCGCGCCTCGGCGAAGAAAGCCCGCGAGAGGGCAGCGGCGGGATTGCCTCCGCGGAAGCCGTGGCAACCCTCGGTGTCTATCGCGGCGGAGACTCTCCGTGAATCCGGGGATGCGGACCTGGTGGCGTTTGCGTCGTACGGCGAGTGGTCGACCGTCGAGACCTCGACGTTGCCCATGCTGCGGAACGGTGGCGGGCTCATCCACACCAAGTACGATATCACTGACACCCTCCGCACGTCCGCGGCCAAACCCGCGTTGCAGAACTGGCGCACCGGGCTAGACGCGAAGCCGGGCACCAACGTCCCGCTGATTCGCGAGTGTGTGGTAGCTCCGCCGGGGTTCGCCATCGTGTCCACGGATATGGCCGGGTTGGAGCTCGCGTCGTTCGCGCAGAACGTCTACAACCAACTCGGCCGCCGGGAGATGGTGGATGATTTGAACTCAGGCGTGGACATGCATTCCCGTATCGGCGCGCGCATGATGGGTCTGGAGTACGACGAGTTCCGTCGCCGATTGAAGACGGGGGATAAGGAGTGTTACTGGTGGCGCCAGGCCGGCAAGGGCAACAACTTCGGCCGTCAGGGTGGGATGGCCAACCCCGAGAAGTTCGCGCGGTATTGTAAGACCCAGTACAAAGTCCCGCTCACTGTTGCCCAAGCCGTGGAGTCGGGGCGGGTGTGGAGGGAAGAATCCCCCGCACAAACCGCGTGGTTGGACTACGTCAAGTCCACTGAGAAAGCCGACGGCACGTTCGATTGTTACCTTCCCGGATTCGGGGTGTGGCGGCGCGGGGTGTGGTACTGTGCGGCCGCGAACAACCCCTTCCAAGAACTCGGCGCGTTCGTGTGCTCAGAAGGCACCATCGCGCTCACGGAGGAGATGTACCTCCGGACGGGGAGACTGCGAGATTGTCGGATGATTGCGCACATTCATGACGAATGGCTGCTCGAAGTCCCGATAGCCCGCCTCGCGGAGGCCGACCGGACGATTCGCGAGGTTCTGCTCGCGACCGCGCGACGAGTGATGCCGGACGTGTTAAGCTGTATCCCGGAAGCGAAGGCCATGTCCCGATGGTCTAAGCGAGCCAAAGAAATTCGCGCCCCTAACGGGGACTTACTCATGTGGGAGGACACCAATGTCTGAGAACGACCAAAACCTGAAGCGCGACGCCGGCAAGCCCCGGATGGACCTCCTACCGTGGCAAGAGTTCACCCCCTTCGAAGGGCGCGTGCCGGTGGGGACTATGTACGACGCCCTCCAGAAATGGTGGGTGGGCGCGCCGTTTTCGATGGCCAACCTAGACTGCGTCCCCCGCGTCGAGCTCGCTGGGGTCGCGACCGTGCTCGCGTTCGGCGCGACCAAATACCCACCGCGTGGGTGGGAGGCCGGCATCCCCTACTCGCGCGTGTTCGCGGCCGCGTGTCGCCACGCGGAAGCGCTCCACCGCGGGGAGCGTATCGACTCCGAGTCGGGCCTTGCCCACGAATCCCACTTCTGGTGCAACGTGTTGTTCCTCGTGGTCTTCGCGAGGCGAAACCGCACCGACCTTGATGACCGCCCCGCGCCGGTGCCCGCCATCGTGGACGCGCTCGCCCGCGCGGCGGAACCGGCCTCCACCCGACACCCTATGGACTCGATGTTGTCTTCGGGCTGGTCGCGCCTGACCGGTGCGAAGGAGAAGGCGTCGTGACCGCGCTACAAGCACCGTTCCGTACCCACTCCGGGCGAATGGTGGACCTCCTAAACCCTAACCCCGAGGACGTGTGTTTGGAGGATATCGCGCATCACCTCGCGCGCGTGTGTCGCTTCGGAGGGGCGGTGGACCGATTCTACTCCGTCGCGTCGCACTCGGTGTATGTGGCTGCGAACATCGTAACCGACTCCCGCGAGCTCCAACGCGCGGCGCTGCTCCACGATGCCGCGGAGGCGTACTTGGGGGACATGGTATCGGGGCTGAAGCGATATATGTCGGCGTTTTGCGCAGCCGAACGCGCTTGGTCACTCTGCATCGAAGCCCGGTTCGACGTGCGGTTCTTGAGCAAGCCGGCCATCAAAGACGCCGACCTACGTGCGCGTCTCTCGGAAGCGCGGGACTTGTTCGTCGGATACCCGCGGGAGTTGCTACTCGGAGGCGAAGGCGACCGCGCGCCGTTCGCTGCGCGGTGCATAGAGCACACGCCAGACGAGGCCGAGTGGGCGTTCTTGGCTATGGCGGATAGGCTGGGGGTGGGTTCGTGAAACGCAAACACATGAGATTGGCCGACCGGCGCGCATTGGAGCGTGCCATATTACGGAAGATGCGCAGTCTACAGCTGGGATATGGGAACTCTGCAGAGCCTCCAAAACTGACCGAACGTGACCAAGCTGAGCTAATAGGTTTGGAGTGTGCTAGGCGGCGCATATGAAAGTGCTCGCCATAGACCCCGGAGCCAAACCGGGTTTCTGCTATATCTATGCCGGGGACATCCAGTACGTCACCTACGACCCCGCCGAAGTGACGCCCCTCGACCTAGACGAGCTGGTGATAGAAGACCAATTCATCCGAGGCCATATCTACCGCGCCGGCAAACGCACTCGCGTGTCCGCGAAGTCTCAAATCACCCTCGTACGCACGGCTATGGAGTTGTTCTTGCGATGGCCCGCGAAACGGAAGTACCGAATAGGCGCCGATGCGTGGCGCCGGGTGTTGTGGCCCGGTGCTACGCGGCTCTCGAAGCCGGTGGTGCTGGCGCGGCTCCGGCCGACGCTGGGGCAGTGGGTGGAGGACCTCCCCAAGACCCACCAGGCGGATTGCCTGGAAGCGTGCGGGATAGCGATGGCTTGGGCTAGGCTGACGCCCGAGCAGAAAGAGGTTTTCCGTGCCGGCTGACACCTTCAAGTTGCTCATATTGCCCGATGTGCACGCGCCCTACCACGACCGACGGGCCTGGTCGTGTGCACTAGCGGTGGCCCGTGGGTGGCGGCCGGATGGGTGCGTGCAACTCGGCGACTTCGGGTCGTGGGATTCGGTATCGTCGCACCCCCACGACCCTAAGAAGACGTTGCCGCTAGACCAAGAGGTAGCGGGCTGCAACATCGCGTTAGACGAGCTCGATAAAGCCCTTCGGCGAGGCGGTTGCGCGCGGGGTAATCGCTGGATTCTAGCCGGAAATCACGAAAATCGTATCGATTTGTACTGCCAACGCCTCGCCCCGGAACTCCGCCCATTCATCGACTGGCGCGAGATGCTGAAACTAGACCGCCGCGGGTGGCAAGTCCGACCGTATAAGGAATCCCTGGTTTTCGGGGAGATGCGTTTGACGCACGACGTAGGCCGATGCGGTGTAAACGCCGCGCGACAATCGCTCATCGACACCGGAGCCAATATCGTCATAGGACACACCCACCGGTTGCAGGTGGTCTATCAAGGTACCCAAACCGGGAAACGTCATGTGGGCGCGTCACTAGGCTGGCTGGGCGACGCCGAGGCAATCGACTATCGTCATCGCGATTTAGTGCGAAGGGACTGGCAACTCGGACTAGGTGTGGCACACTTCCTTGCGTCAGGTGAATTTTTCCTGCAGGCCGTGCCCATAGTGGGCGGGCGCTGCGTCGTAGACGGGGTCGTGTACTCCGCGTAAGAAAGGAGCCATCACAATGGCATACGAGAAAATCGGTCAGTACGGGGATACGTGTTTCTATCGAGTCGAAGACTTCCGTTCGGGTATTTCGGTCGGCCATGGCTTAGGGCCCGTGGTCAACCTAATTGACACGCGCGTCGGGGAGTCCCTCGAAGGGTTCATCGCCGCGCTGCGCGCCGCGTGTGAACTCACCCCAACCGAGCGGGTGGTCGCGGCCGCGAAGGCGTGCATCGAACACTGTGCACACGTTGTGAAAGGTAAGCAGGCTTGGGATGAGATGGTCGCTGCGGTCCGCGCGCTGGACGCCGAGGACGCCGAGGACGCCGAGGACGCCGAGGACGCCGAGGACGCCGAGGACGCCGAGGACGCCGAGGACGCCGGGGGTGGCATGGTCAACAACAGGCCCATTAGTAGCGACGACTTTGGCCATCGGTATATCCACGTCGATGGTCTGAAGCGTTTCTACTTCGATAGCCAGATATTCCCACTCGAAGCCACCATAACCCAGCTCCGCGCGGGGAAGCGCTAACGCCTTCCCGCTCTAGCCTTCGACCGAGCGGCGCGTTGGCGTTCTTCAACGCGCCGCCGGTAGACCTCTTCGGCGGTCGGCTCGACCGCCCACGACGTGGTGAACGTGAACGCTGAGCCTTGCATGGCGTATTGCAGCGCATCCGTGCATTCGTCCACGTAGCCTTCGCGGTGGTCGTCTTTATCCAGGTTCCACGGGAGCCCGCGCCACTCTTCGAGGAGCTGCTGACACCGGCCGTCTGTCCCGCGCAACGTCCGCCCGTCGAGCGCCCCTCGGACTTGTTCTATGCGCATCCGCCGTGCGCGTTTGTCCGCCGGGGTGCACGGCAACCCGTATGACCCGGCTAGGGTTTCGCATATCGTCCGCCCGCCGCCGCCGGCCGCGTCCACGAATATTTCCGACACCCCGTGTTCCGAGCGCATCCGCTCCGCGATAGCCGCGATGCGCGGGACTTGGAGCTCGACTTCGCGGTACGCCTCCACGACGTGCAACCCCGGCTCCGGGTCGCGAGACCGCAGTACCACGAACCCCGCGCCGTCACGCCACCCTAGGTCGATGCCGAGGGTGGTGTAATTCCTATCCGACGGCGTCGGCTCGTAGAACTCGGGCAGGGGCGGGGTGCGGTAAATCAGCACGCCCTCCTCTTGAACGCGATGGCCGAGGTACTCCCGGCGGAATGTGGCGTTCGCGGCGTTTCCGCCGAACCGTTTGGCGAGCGCGTCCGCGATGAACTGAGCACCGGGGATGGCTAGGTGGGGGTTGGAGGCCGCCGTCCAACAGAAATGCGCGCCGAGCTCCTCACATCGAGCCATCGAGTCTTCGAAAAATCCCACCCCCGTGTCCGCCGGGGTGCCGGTGATGCACACTGACCCGTCGGTGTCGGCTAGGGTGGGTTCGATTACGTCCACCACCAGGTACTCCAGCAGCGCGTCGGGGATTTGGCCTGCTTCGTCAATGACGAATCGGTGGGCCTTGGGCACGCCTCGGATTTGATTGGCCGAACGCCGGTCTTTGCAGCCTAGGTGGTAGAGCACGAACCCATTAGGCCACGTCCACGTCGAGTCGGTGCCGTTGTACACCGCCCCCCAGCCGAACTTGTCGTTCAGCAACCGCACGTTATCCCACGCGATTTTCACCGAGTGTTCTTGGGATAGCGCGATGTACGCCGAGGACTGGCCGGGGCGGGTGGCCCACTCCTCCACTAGCCAAATCGTGGCCGCGAATGACTTGCCGGACCTGCGCCCGGAGCAGCACGTCCGGAGCTTCGCGGGGCTAGCAAGAAACGCAAGCTGGGGTGCGGTGAGGATGCGGCGGCAATCGGGAGTCTTGAGTAATCGCGTCAGAGGCGCTAGCATTACGGTTTAGTATACCATGGCCAGAGACCCCGAGAAACGCCGATTGGCTAGCCGGAAGTGGCGATTAGCCAATCCAGACTACAACAAGGCCTGGCGCGCAGCCAATCCGGATAAGGTGAAAGCACACCATCTAATGACTCAGCGGCGACGCCAGGGCATGGCGGACGTGACAGCAGAGAAAAGGCACGGCGAATGTCCGATATGCCTTAAAATGAAACCACTGGTATGGGACCATGACCATGCTACGGGTAAACACCGGGGGTGGCTTTGCCGGTCGTGCAACTTACACCTAGGTGCCTTGGGAGATTCTATCGAGGCTCTTGACCGGGCGAGGGCGTACTTGCTGGCCGGAACGACCAGCCGATGCTAGAATAGGGGGGTGGAATTACCGTTCAATCAGTCCTGGTGGGAACTCTCGGACCCGACGGAGGCCGCCCGCGCTGTAGTAGCTCTGGAGGAACAGTACGCAAAAGACTACATGTGGAGGAGGGCCAGGGCACGCAGGCTAACTGGAATGTACCATGGGCGGAATTTAGACACACCTTTCGCACAAGATGCGCGCTTTAGTTGGCGCGACGTACGCGCGGGTACACCCGACTACATTCCCCTAGTCCGTAACAAAGCATTCATGTACGTGGAGACCGCGGTCTCCAAAATCGGCGCCAACGATAAGCCCCAGCCCGCGTTGATGGTCACGGACGGGGACTGGGCGCTGAAGCGCAAGGTCACGCTCAATTCCCGCCTACTCGAAGCCGAGTACGGGATGCGTCAGGGCCCGCAGTACCCCAACGTGCATGCCCTGACCACGCACGGCCTACGCATCGCGCTCGGTGCGACGGGGACGGTCGCGGCGAAGATTTACCCGTGGCCCGAGGAGAACCGAGTGGTTGTGGAGCTACACGACACTCTGGACATGTTCCTCGACGACACCGAGCTTTCCTACGGCTACCCCCGCACTTATGGGGAGGTGACGTGGTGGCCCCCGGCGCGGTTGCAGCACGCCTACCCGAAGCACGCCGAGGAAATCGCCCGGTCGGTGGAGTCGCGCCGCGACCGCGGCGGGCTCACGTACACCGGCCGTTCGAAGCGCGCGGAGCTCGTGCCGGTGTGGGAGGCGTGGGCGGTCAAAATCGGCGACACCGACGGCCGACATATCGTCGCGCTGCGCTCCGGGACCGTGTTGCTAGACGAGCCGTGGGAGTCCGATGAACCCCCGTTCGCGTTTCTGCACACCTCCCCCACCCTCGCGGGGCTGTGGTCGACGCCGCTCATGGAGCAAGTCTACGATGAAATCCTGAAAGTCAACGAAATCCTTTTCCGGTGCGACGAAGCGCACATGGACAACGCGCAGCAAGTCCATTACGTCGACGAGAAACAGCTCGTAGACATCAACGATATTACTGGGGTGGACACTATCAAGGTCGTCCGCGTCAAGGGCAACTACCGCCCGCAAGTCGAGAATCCCGCGCCGTTCAACCGGATTGACCTGGACCTGCTCCACGAGCACGAACGCGGTATCGCGGAAACGCTCGGCATCGACCAGATGCACACCGCCGCCAAGGGCGAGCCGGGGCTCCCGTCCGCCGTCGCCCAGCGCGAGGTCGCCGGGAGATTCGACGACCGGTTCGCGTCGTTGCACCGGGCGTACGTCCAGTGGGTCGCGGTCGATATCGCGCGGCACATGCTGAAGGCCCAGCGGAAGCTTTTCGAGGACAATCGCGCTTTCAAACGTAAGTGGACCGGGGAGCTTTTCTCGAAGGAAATTGAGGCTAAGGACATCTTGGACCTGGACCTCGAATCACTCCAAGTCCAAGTGAAGCCTATCTCCGAACGCAAGAACACCCCCGAGGAGCGCGTCCAGTACGCCGAGGAGCTGCTGGAGAAAGGCGCCATCCCGTTCGAGGCGTACATGGCTTGCGTCGAGAATTACGACGTCCCCGGCGAGACGCGGGTCATCAAGACTCAACGCCGCTGGGTGGCCGTGCAAATCGATAAGTGGCTCATGGCCTCCGATGCGGAGACCAACGACCCCGACTTCTATAACGGCCCTCGACCCTGGTTGCGTTTGGCAGACGCTTTAGTACAGGTCGTGGACGCCCTTATGGAGGCTGAGGTTAATGAAGTGCCGGTAGAAAGACTACAGTACTTCCTGGATTTTATTGCGGAACTCTCTGAGCTAATGTCCGCCCAGGTGAACCCCCCACAAGCGCCGCAAGCACCACTAGGCATGTCACAACCAATGCAGGGCTCGGCCGGCATGAACGCCGGGGCGAGTGGGTTGATGGCACCGGGGCTAAACCCAGGCGCACTTCCACAACCCGGCCCGGCTATGCCCCCGGGGGTGGCCGGAGCTGCGCCACCTGCTATAATGGGACGATGACGGAAGAGCAACGACAGCGTCGGCTTCAGGCTTCTAGGGCCTGGCGGGCCGCCAATCCCGATTATCACAGGCAATGGTTTGAACGCGCCAAAGTCTCAGGGCTTAAGGCGTTGTATGCGCGCAGATGGCGAGAGTCGAACCCTGAAAAAGCGAAGGCCGCCGATAAGGCTCATAGGCACCGCCGTCGGGCCAGAGCGGGCCGTATATCCGCCCTAGATGTTTTAGAGACACGAGAACGAGATGGCGGCTTCTGCTGCTACTGTCTGAAACCTACAGCTACCGACCTAGAGCACTGCACACCCCTAATCCGCGGCGGTGCGAATTCCGCCGACAATTTGGTGATGGCGTGTCGAAGCTGCAATTCTCGCAAGAGTACGAAAACAGTGCTAGAATTTCTAAACCTATGGCCCACGCTGGCCATCAAAGGACCGCCCCACTAATGCCCGCTGAAGAAACCCGCGCAGAAACCAAAGCCACGTTCGACGCCTTCCTCGCCAAAGTCCCCGACGCCCCGTCGTCCGCGCACACCGCCGCCCCGGAGGCGGACGCGGAGACCCCTTTAGCGGAACGAGACGAGAAGGGAAAGTTCGCGAAACGCGCGCCGGAGGCGCCCGAACCGGCCGACCCGTCGCCGGCTTCGCCCCCCGATGCGAAAACCCCTTCGACCGATGGCCCGGACCTGGAGTCCGTCAAGGCCGCCCTCCGGGACGGAGACCTCGACACGCTGGCGGAGCTGCTCGGTGAGGACCCGGCGTTGTACGACGAAAAGACCCCGAAGTGGGCCGCCGGCAAGCGCCGAGAGGCGAAAATCAAGGCCGAGCGGGATTCCGTAACAGCGAAGGCTGAGGCCATCGTGCAACGGTGGTCGCCGGTGTCGCAGCTCGTGGAAGCCGCCCACACCGACCCTGCGCAGCTATTCGCGCTGGTGGAACTCCTCACCGGGAAGACCGCCGACCAAGCCTGGACGGACGCCATCCGTGCCCGCGGCGCGCACGACCCCCGGGTACCGGTGTTGCAAACCCGCCTCGCGGAGCGTGAAGCGGAGCTCACCACCGCGCAGCGCGCCCGCGCCGAGGCCGCTGATAAGGCGTTCTACGAGACCCTTCGCGACGAAGTCCCCGAGGATTCGGTCGTGCGACGATTAGACGGGTGGGAAGCTCGCGTGGCGGAGGTGCTCCGCGAGTCGGTAGACCCGGACCTAGGCGAACCGAAGCTCTCGATAACCCAGGCCGTCGCGCGGGTGGTCCGAAAAGAACGCGAGGAGTTCGACCGCCGGGCGAAGTTGTTCGGGGTGGAGACCACCCCCGCGCCGGCCAAAGCGAAGCGCGAGCGTTCGCCGGAACGTGCATCCGGCGCGAGTGGTGCTAAAGTACGAAGGCTCTCACGCGACGAATGGCTCGCCGCGCGTTCCAACGGCTAAGGAGTTCTATGCCCCTAAAAACCGGTTCATCCAAGAAAACCATCTCCTCCAACATCGCCACCGAGGTGCGCGCCGGCCGGCCGCAGAAGCAAGCCGTCGCTATCGCGATGTCCAAGGCCGGCAAGAAAAAGGCCAAGAAAAAGGCCGGTAAGAAGAAAAAGATGACCCCACAGGACGTGTTCGACAAGGCCAACTCGGGTGGTTACGGGTGATGCGGATTTACTGCCGCAACGGGTTCTGCATTTGTAGGGACCCCCATGCCTCGAAGGCCACCGCCGAGGGCCGCGACGCCGCCGGGCACGCGGTCACGGTCGCCCAGGGCGTCACGACGGCGGGGGGAATCATCCTCCTCGAAGACCGGCTCGTGACGTCGCCCACCTCCCACGAAGTCGAAATCGTCGAATCGGCCACTCCCGGCCTCGAACCCGGCGACCGCGTCGTGGTGTACCTCGGGGGCGACGACGGGGAAATCTCGACCGCGGGGATTTCGGCGTACTTCCCGTTGGCCGGGCAGGAGTGCTTCTCGATTCCGGAGAAGTTCCTCTGGGCCCGCATCCGCGACGGGGAGCTACTCCCCCGCGGCGACGTGGTTTTGGTCGAGCGCGACGACGCGGCGATGCAGCGCTACGCCTTCAACTCCTCGCCGCTCTACGCGCCGGACTCGCTGTACCAACGCGGCGTCGCCGCGGCCAACCGCGAAGACCCCACGAACGATGGCGCACGCGCGCACGACTCGGTGACGTTGCAATATGCTCGGGTGGTGCGGTCGGGGCCGGACGTACCGGCGGACTTCGGCTTCACGCCGGGGACCATCGTGGCTTTCAGCCCCAGCTATTCGTGCACCAGCATGGCGCGTGACGTACGTGGGCTCGACGGCAAGTTCACCCGGCGATTCCTGGCGTTGGTGGACTCTGGGGAAATCTTTTTCTCGGTGGAGGAGTGATGAATCTAGCCAAAGACCTCCAAACCTGCCCGTTCTGTAGCGGTCGCGCTGCGGCACGCGCATTTCGTAAGTCGTGGCCGGCTAGCTGGGGTCAGGTTAGTTGCCGCACGTGTGGTGCGCGCGGACCGATAGTAACTTCTAAAGACGAGTACGACCGCGAGACTCTACTTGCGCAGGCCTCCTGGAAGTGGAACGAGCGCGTTGGCTGACCTAGCCCCCGGCGGCCACCGCCTCACCCCCCAGCTCGCGGACCAGCTCATAGCCGCCGCGAAGTCGGGGCTTTTCAAAGAGGCGTGTGCGCGGTGTGTCGGAGTCGACGAAGGGGACTTGGATACGTGGTTGCGAATGGGGCTCTCGCCGGGCGCGGTCGAGCCCTACCGCACGTTCGCGCGGGTGTTCGTGGCTCAGGAGGAGGGCCAGCAGCTCAAATACATCGATGCGTGGCGCCAAGCCGCCGCGGTAGATTGGCGAGCTGCGGCCCAGTGGCTCGCGACGAGATACCCCGATGTGTGGGGCCCTAAAGCGAGTCGCAACCGCCCCGCGGCATCGCTCGCGTCGTCCGAAGCCGACGCGGCCGCGGAGGAGGAGCTCGTACGGCAACTCATCGCCGCCCGTCCGGCGGTGCTGGTGCGACTCATCGAAGAGGCGGGGGGCACACTCCCGCCGATTACGCCCGCGACCCCAGCCCCGCCGGAGACGTGACCGCCTGGGACACGGCCGACACCCCCGCCCTCGGCGGGGCGTTCTTCTGGGCCGGGGCCGCGTCGTAGGCGAGTTTCACCATCGCGGACGCCGTCGGGGAGAGCGCGGCGTCTGCCAGCGACCCGTCACCACCGAACAACCGCCCGTACGCCACGCGGGACTGCACCGTCGGTGGCGGGCCGTCTTCGCGGACGGTTTGGTAAGCCTGGACACGGACTTCCGCGAGTAGGTCTGGATACAACGTTTCCATCGTCTCTAGTAGCTCCGGCGAGAGGTGACCCGCGGCCGCGCCGGCTTGGAGGGCTTCCTTCGGGCGGAGCGCGGCGTCTTCGTACCGAGCGAACTTCGAGGCGGCCTCCCGAGAGACGGGGATTTGGCGTAGCGCGACGGCGTTCGTTTGTGCCGCGCCGGGGAGGCGTTCTTTGAGGAACGTGGCGGTCTTATACACCGCCGCGCTCGCGTCGGCGAATTGCTCCGGTGGGGCGTCGCGGAAGCCCTCCGCGACGCGGTCGACGAGTTCCTGAGGGTTCTCCGCCCACGCATGGATTTCGGACTTCCGCGCCGCGAGGTCCGACCGTGAGTATGACGCGACCGCCGCGCGGGCCACGAGTTTCGCGGTGGGTTCGTACGTCGCGGAGAACAACCTCTTCGCCACGTCCGCCACGAGCCGCGAGCGGGCGAGTTTCATAACCGCCGCGCGTTGGCCAAACAGCGCCGCCGCGCCTAGGCCCGCCGCGGCTCCGAGCGCCGCGCCGCCGGACAACCCCGCCGTCGCGGGGGCGTTGGGGTCCTGCGTCGAACCGGAGTCCGCCGCCGCGCCTAGACCCGCCCCGGCGACCGTCGCCGCAGGGGTTAGAAACCCCGGTGGGTGGGTGAGGTCTTTTGCTCTTTCGGCGCGGGTATCCGGGACTTCCTCCAACGTGAAGACGAATCGGTTTTTATGAGGGTCGTAATATCGACGAGTGATGTTGAACCGCGCATCTTGGGGGATGACCATCTCGACTTCGTCGGGGTTGGCCCCGAGTAGCGAAGCCGCAGCGTCCACCCGGTGAAACCGAAATTCGTGGGGGCCGAAAGCATCCGAGGGGAAGTACGACGTCGAGAGGTGGGCCCCCGCGACGAAACGGTTCTGCTCCGGGTCGAGGAGCTCGGCTAGTTGCTCGTTGGTGAGTTCCATGCGCCGATATAGGAACCCGTGCTTGGTGGGATTGGCTACGGTGAGCTTTTCCGTCGCGGACTCGAACGCCGGGGCCAGGGGTGTGACGTTTTCGGCCGATTTGGTTTTGACGTGCTCCCATCCCGTAAGCCCAGTGTTCTGTTCGCGACGGATTTGCGTCGACGACCCAATCCAGGCGTCCACTGCGTTGCGCTCCTCATCGGTAAGGTCCCGTTCATAGACCTTTCGCGAGCGGTCCGCGAGGTCGCTCAGCGCATTCGGTTCGTGTTTCCACGAATACCGGTTTACACCAGAAACCGGCGGCTCCACCGGCGGTGGGGGTTTGAGCTGGGCCGCGCGCTTGCGCACGAACGGGACCGCCTCCGCGGCGGCCTCCAGTTCGGACCCGGCGAACTTACCAAGCCACCGGGCGCCGATGAGCCGCGACGCTCCTAGCACCGCCGCGAGCCCGCCTACGGACGCGGCCGCTGCGCCGGAGTCGTCGGGGTGGGTGGCTTGATACGCGAGTCCACCCGCGCCGGCTACGATAAGCCCGGCGGACTTGAGAGTCTCGGCGTTCTTCGTGAGGAGGTCCGCGAGCGATTCCCCTTCCGGGGTGCGTGCGTCCGCGGTGCGGAGAGACTTCACCACCGAAGCGAATTCGCCCTCAGTGAGGGCGTGCATACGCGCCGCCTCCGCTGCACGGGCGTCGGCGCCCCCGGCGAGCAACCCAGACTCCCACGCCATGCCCTCTGTCCGAAACGGGGCCGGGTGGGTGGGGCGGGTCTCCGCGAGCGCCGCGGCGGCGTCCGGCGGTGCGGCTTCAGAAACCGGACCCGACGACGCGCCCTCGGCCATAGTGCCAAACCGGGACTCTCCCGGTGGTACGGACGGCTCCGGGGGGCCGACGTCGATAGGGCGCGGGGCGGGCTGGATGGCTTCGAGCCCCGCGGGGCGGTCGGCGGCCGCGCGCCGGGCCTGGCCGACGCCTGGGAGGGCTTCCGGGGCTGGGGGAAGGTCTACCCCCACGGCGCGGGTGGGGGCGCCCTGGAGGGGCCCCTGGGGGGCGCCGGGCCTCACCGACTCCGCGGGCGGGAACGGAGCCTCGGCGAAGTCCCGGACTAGGCGTTCGCCGAGCGGCTCGACGGCGCCCACCTCCGGCAACGCACCCTTCGCGAGCAACTCCGCCATCGACGCCGGTTTCCCGGAGAACCACCCGAGTTCCCGCCCCACCCGCGAAAGCCACGTCCCGACGCGGGCCGAACGCCCCGTCGCAGCCACGATAGCCGCCGGCCCGGCGCCACCGAGCGCTCCACCCGCGACCACACCGGTCGCGAGCGTCGCGGCATCGACGTATCCCGCGCGGCGCGCGGTGTTCGCCGCGGCCTGGGTGATGTACTCCGCGTTGGCCATCGCCTTCCGGAGTCGGCGTACGGACTCCAGCGTATCCCGCGCGGCCGCGGGGGAGTCGGCTTGGCCCGCCTTCGCGATGGCTGCGGCGCCGTCGAGGTACTGGCCGAACATCTCTCGCAACCGGGACTTGTCGACGTCCTCGGGTGCGGACTTGAGAAACGCCAACACTTTCGAGGGCTCCCCGCGAAATGTCGTGAAGCCCTGGGCGTCCTTACCAGTGGCGAAGTAGAGCCCCTTCAACGCAGTCTGCCGCGACGGAAACCACTTCTCGTGGAAGGGGGTGTTATACTCGCGCTGCATTCGCGCGGCGGATTCCCCCCAGGCGTCCTCTCGTAGGAGGGCGTTGCGGGTGTGCTCTTCGGCGGAATCGATGGCTGCGAGCCCGTCGCGCGAAAGCCACGCCGACCCGGGGTTCGAGTCGTAGGCTTGGTGGAGGTCTTGGCGGTATTCTTGGAGGGCTTGCCGGTTTTCGTCCAGGAGGCGCCACAACTTCTTACCCTGGGGGGCCTGCTCCAAGGCCGCGATGCGGTCGTCGAGTTGCTTGGCCAGCCGCGCCGCGGGACCGCCGCCGGACGTGGGGAGCTCGTCGGCGAGCGCGGACCGGAGGCGTTGGAGGTTCTCCGACGCCTCGACCGCGATGGGGCGCTGGACGGGCGGGTTGTCCACCACCGACGCCATAATTCGCGAGCGCTTGCGGTCTTGGCGCGAGACCTCCGCGGTCGCGGTTTCGAGGGTGTCCAAGTCGTTCGCGGCTAGGCCGGCCAGTTGGGTGTGGTACTCGTCCGCGTGCTGGGCGACGCGGTAATCGCCCACCCATCCCCCCTTGGTGAGCGAGCGCTCGGCATCATCGGCTACGGCCTTTCGGGCCGCGCCCGCTACGAGATTCCGCGCGCCTCCGAGGGCCTTAGAGATGACCCACCCCGAGCCTCGGCCGAGGACTTCCGCGGTCGCGCCGGCCAGCGCCGCGTCAGTGTACGAGAAGTCCCGTGCCGCGAGGCGGGCGTCTTCCCCCTCGATTTGAGCTCCGGCGATGGCGGCGTTACCGCCCAGGTCGGCGGCGGCCGCCGCGCCACGCGCCAGCAGCCCGGCGCCTTCCGCGGCTGTACCGAGCGCGGCCCCCGCCGCGCCCCCCGCGAGCATCAGCGGCGTCTGACCCAGCGCGGCACCAGCCATC